TTCTGTTCGGTGATAAGACTGGTCTTGGATATGCTTCGGCATTCGATAGAATTAACGTTCGTCGTCTCTTCCTTACCATTGAACAGGCACTCGAAAGAGCAGCACAAGCGCAGTTGTTCGAATTCAATGATTCAATTACAAGATCAAACTTCGTAAATATTGTTGAACCATATCTCAGAGATGTTCAATCAAAGAGAGGTCTTTACGATTTCCTTGTTATTTGTGATGAGTCAAATAATACTCCAGATGTAATTGATAATAATGAGTTCAGAGCTGACATCTTCATTAAACCAGCTAAATCAATTAACTACGTGACACTGACATTCGTTGCAACTAGAACTGGAATCAGTTTTGATGAAGTTGCTGGTAGAGTTTGATAACCTTATAGAAATTAAAAAAACGGAGGTAACTTAAAATGACTCAACAAGTTAGCAACAAACCAAATATTAGAAGCATCTCAAACTTCAAGGAAAAACTTGCAGGTGGTGGTGCAAGACCCAATATTTTCGAAGTTTCTATTCCAGATTTTCCCAATTTCGCAAAAAGTAACTGGGACAACAATACGAGATTGACTTTCAATTTCCTTTGCAAAGCTGCAGCACTTCCTGCATCTAACGTTGCTCCAATTGATGTTCCTTTCAGAGGAAGAATTCTGAAAGTTGCTGGAGATAGAACTTTTGATACTTGGACTGTAACGATCATCAATGACGAAGACTTCAAAATCAGACACGCTTTTGAAGTTTGGATGAATGGAATCAACAAACTTGATAATGCTACTGGAGCAACAAATCCATCTACATATATGAGAGATGCATTTGTTTATCAGTTAGGAAGAAGTGGAAAGGTAAATGGAGTTAATGCTGTAAATGATGCTTTAACTACTGGTTCCACTGGTGAAGCTACCGTATTGAGATCATACAAATTCTTCGATATATTCCCAACCAATATTTCTCAGATCGATCTTTCATACGAAACATCTGATACTATTGAGGAATTTAACGTAGAATTCCAAGTTCAATACTATGAAATCAATGGTGGTCCTGGAAATATCAAATAAATAATATCACTCAGTTAATAAGTAAAATAAATTATGGCGAGATTATTTGGATTCTCAATTGATGATAATGAATCATTAGCACCTAGTGTAGTATCCCCCGTTCCTCAGAATAATGAGGACGGGGTTGATCACTATTTAACTAGTGGTTTTTTTGGTTCGTATGTAGATATTGAAGGAGTCTATAGAACTGAATTTGATTTGATTAAGAGATATCGTGAGATGTCTCTTCACCCAGAAGTTGATAGTGCAATCGAAGATATTGTAAATGAAGCTATAGTAAGTGATAGTAATGATAGTCCAGTTCAAATCGAACTGTCAAATCTTAATGCTAGTGACGGAATAAAAAGAAAAATTAGAGACGAATTTAAGCGTATTCTAGAGTTATTGGATTTTGATAAAAAGTGCCACGAAATCTATAGAAACTGGTATATTGATGGTAGATTATTTTATCATAAAGTAATTGATATAAAAAAACCGCAAGAAGGAATACAAGAACTTAGATATATCGATCCAATGAAAATTCGATATATCAGACAGCAGAAAAAAGTAAAAAACGACAACTATAATCTTTCTGCTAGGAATTTGGATAATCCAATGGATTATGAATTCCCAGAAATAGAAGAATACTTTTTATATAATCCTAAGCAAACTTACCCAGTTGGAGTAACTGGGGGACAGCAAAGTGGAAGTGGGACGGCAAATCCTGGAATCAGAATGACTAGGGATTCGGTCACATATTGCACTTCTGGTCTTGTAGATAGAAATAAGGGGACTACATTATCTTACTTAAATAAAGCAATTAAAGCACTCAATCAACTGCGTATGATTGAGGATTCTTTGGTTATCTATAGATTATCCCGTGCTCCAGAGCGTCGTATTTTTTATATTGACGTAGGTAATCTTCCTAAAGTGAAGGCAGAGCAATATCTTCGTGATGTTATGATGCGTTATCGTAACAAACTTGTATATGATGCATCAACTGGAGAAATTCGTGATGATAAAAAATTCATGAGTATGCTTGAAGATTTCTGGTTACCTCGCCGTGAAGGTGGTAGAGGAACTGAAATCACTACACTCCCAGGCGGTCAAAACCTCGGGGAAATTACAGACATTAAGTATTTTCAGAGCAAACTTTATAGATCATTAAATGTTCCTCCATCAAGAATGGAAGGTGAAGGTGGATTTAATCTTGGACGTTCATCTGAGATTCTTAGAGATGAACTTAAATTCACTAAGTTTGTAGGACGTTTAAGGAAGCGTTTTTCAAATATGTTTAATGATATGCTGAAGACTCAATTAATCCTCAAAAATATAATTACTCCAGAAGATTGGAGAATGATGGCAGAGCATATTCAATATGACTTCTTATATGATAATCACTTCTCTGAACTTAAAGAAGCAGAACTTCTTACAGAAAGACTTAATCTTGCAGCAACTGCTGAACCATATATCGGCAAGTATTACTCTCAAGATTATGTACGTCGTAGAATTCTTCGTCAGACGGATCAAGAAATTATTGAGCAAGATATGATTATTGAAAAGGAAATTAAAGATGGAGTAATTCCAGATCCAAATGCTCCAATTGATCCTACGACTGGAATGCCCATGGATCCACAAACAGCAAATATGAATCTTGGACAACCTGTAATGGAACCAGATGTAACAAAAGATGCTGAAACAACTCAGGTAAAAGATAAAACTGCTGAACTTACAAAATAATTCTTTCTAAATAAATTATAATTAAAATTGCATTTATTTTTATGGATGATCTTATGGATATGATTATGGGTGATGAATCACCATCTCAAATCAGCGATAGAATTAAAGAACTTCTTTATGTAAAAGCAGGAGAGAGAGTGGATGCTCTTAGACCTGAAGTTGCTGATGTTATGTTTAATACCAATACGGAATCAGAGGAAGAATGAAATCATTCAAGCAATTTATATCTGAATCGGTTAATATTGCTGGTGATTTTACTGGGAATCTTTATATAAATTCCCAACCTGAACAACCACAAGAAGTTGGAGAAAGTTATGTTGCCGATGTCATGTGGCAAGGCAGTTTATACCGACTTGAATTAGTAACTAAATCTGGACTTCCATCTAAACAAGAACTTGGTGAGCAACTTCAGAGACAATACCCTGGAGCAATTGTTCATCAAATCTATCCTGCAGAGGAAAAGAATTTTAATATTAAAAACGCACAAAGATATCACCCTTCAAAATTAGAATGGATCGATTGATAAATGGCTCAGTGGAATAAAAACGAACAAGATTATCTAAATCAAGAAAGATCTTTATTTGAAGTTTTCAACATCGCAGATCACTGGGGCAATCAGACTGATTGGAGACCCCAGTTTTCTAATAACAATAGATTAAAAGTTGCTCCGTTCCAAACAGTTTTCTTTAATACCTTTCAGTATGGTAAAGAGACCGATGTTTGGGATGAGAGAATCGTTGGAGTTGGAACTGCAACTCATAATGTTTCTGCTAGTAATGTAATTATGCAAGTTGGTTCTACTGCAGGAAGTAAAATCATCAGACAGACCAAGAATGTAATGAGATACATTCCTGGAAGACCAGCAACACTTGCATTCGCAATTCGTTTAGAACAACCAAAGGTAGGTATTCGTAGAAGATTTGGATTGTTTGATGAATATAATGGTGCTTATTTTGAGGATGATGGAGGAACATATTCTTATGTGATTCGCACAAGCACATCTGGAATTACCACAGAAATAAGAGTTGGTAGAGATGATTGGAATGGTGAAAAGTTTGATGGTAATGGTTGGACTGGTGTAGTCGCAGACCCAACAAAACAACAGATGATTTCTATAAGTTATGAGTGGTATGGTGCTGGAACGGTAAATTTTGAATGGTTAATGAAAGGTGAAACCATTAAAAGTCATACTTTTGATAACTCAAACACTCAAGATAGAGTTTGGTGTTCTACTCCATTCCTTCCCATTCGTCTTGAGATAGAAAATGTAACTGGTGTTGCAGGAACTCATTATCTTTATCAAGGTTCTAATTCTCTGATTCAGGAAGGAGAACCAGAAAAACTTGGAACTCTTTTGAGCATCTCAAATCCCATCACAGGGACAACGATGGCATCCGCAAACACATTCTATCCAATTATAA